ACCGGTGGCGAGCGGATTTTTTGGTGTCCTTGTGGGTCCCACTTGGGAATTGTGCAGAATAACTGGGCCTGTTTTGAAATTGGGCCTTATTTAAATTGGGCCTTGGACCGTATTTTTATTGGGCTGTTAACAAAAGACGAAGTTGGGCCATAGATAATAGTGAATTTATTCATAAAACATTTATTTTATTACATGGAAAATACGTATTTAAACAGATGAGTTCGTATACATTTCGTATTCATCCATTACATCAATATCCACCACTGTGGCCTCGTTCATCATAACAAGATCGATTATCTCTACCATGTCTTCTTGCTTGAATTCCCTCACAGATGATTCCTTGTACATCATATCTATCATGTTACGTATTTTCTCTTCAAGTGCATTGAAATTGAAGGGTGGTATGATTCCACTATGGCCGTATGGAATCATGAATTGTTTTGTTGCTAGTACTGGGGATCCTGTTGAGAAGACTCTAATATGAACTAGAATTGAGTTGTCCTCCTTCAAACGCACGTTGATGATGAATTCCATTCCTTTCTTGTTCTTGTATTTGATCGTCATTCTTCAATTGTGCTTTAGCTTTGATCATCTACACCCGTTAAATAGATAAGAATATGTGTATATATGGTTATTGTTCATTTACGTGTTTCTATCGTGTTCACATGTTTGGTAGTGGAGATATTTGTAACTGAGGTGACGTTGTTTCTAATTGTGATGTTAATGTGTAATTAGAAATAAAATTTGTAGTTATACGTTAGTACTAATCATAACATGATTAGGAAAGAAATAAAATAAAAAAGAAAAGAAAAAAGAAAAAAATTGAAATTAAAATAAACAAAGCCATCCATTATCCTAAAATGGTAGCGCAGCGAAACGAAAAACCGAAACTTGAGGAAGGAGATTAATAAAACATAACAAAAACTAAATCATTTACAATCATTAAAACCTAAGAAGATAAATCAGTGGGGTCCACTGATTGAAAAATAAAAAAAAAGAAAAGAAATTGATTTACCACACGGTAAATCAGTAATTTTTAATTACCGAGGTGAATGGGTAAAAAAATGAGACACCAATAGGTAAATGAGACACCGATATATCGGGGGCTCAATTGGGGTCTCTTATGTTAATTTCCCAAAATACCCCTGTCCCTGTGTCTGGTAGGCGCGTGAGAGTGGACTGAAAAAGTAGATTTTCTCTCTCCTAAAACTCCTCCGACCTCCGATTCAGGCACTTCCGGTCACCAATTTGCGACACGCGCGGCGGTGTGTACCCCTGGGAGGGTAGGTACCACTCGCTACGCAGCAGCCTTAGCTACGCCGGAGCTTAGCTCGCCACCGTTATAATATT